AATTAAAAAAATAGTGTACCGAATGCGTTACAGCACACTCGGAACACTATCTTCTGTATGCTGTAACATACGAGAGTATTATAATAATAATCTATATAATAGCAATATCTATGGATAAGAAATATTACGTTGATTGAATGAACAAAATGATTTCGGGGACGAACTCCGAACGTAGGTTTCTTTCAGAGCATTCTTTTGGACTATTCGTCGTCTATTATTTCTCGGATTATCTAAAATACTCTCTTGCTCCTTATCATTATGATTTCTTTCAGGATATGGAGGATTTAGTATCTAGGGAGATACGAGAATGCGGTTGGATAGGTTTTCGTGAGTGTGGGAAGACAAGTATAGCTAAAATAGCTATTATTTGGCTTGTAGCCCTTAAAAAGCGTAAATATCTCAATGTAGACTCCTTTGACCGTGAAAATGCAGAGCGTATACTCTTCGATGTAGCCTATGAAATGACCAATAACAAGCGTTTGCAAGCTGATTTTGGGGTCTTATTTTCCAAGAAAAAAGGTTTAGAAGAGATAAAACAAAACCGCATCAACAATTTCGTATGCGAAAATGGAGTCCGAGTTGAAGCTCATTCGACCCAAGAAAGTGTACGATGACGGCTTCACTTGAACCAAAGACCTGATTGTCTACTCCTAGACGACATAGAAACTTCCAAAACAAGGGATAGTGAAGCATATACTAAGCAAGTAGCCGACCATATATCCGAAGCAATGGCTGGTATGTCTCCTGATGGGTTCATTCTTTATTTAGGAAATTTTATAACGGAATATTGAAACATTCAGAAGCTCTTTGACCGTGCTAAAAGTGACCCTAAGATTAGAATGCGGAATATTCCTGTTATTATAGATGGAAAACCTGCTTGGGAGAGTAAGTATTGCATGACAGATGTAGAGGCTAAACTGACTGGAAAAGTATCCATAGAGGATAAAAAGAGACAATTAGGCTCTCAAGTCTTCTCCTATGAAATGATGAATCTCCCAATAGATGACTCTATTGCGGAGTTTAAACGTGAAAACATTTTACGAGCTACCGAAGACGAACTTAAACACTTACAACTCAATACTTTCATCGCAATAGATTCTGCGGTAAGTGAAAAAGAGAGTGCTGACTTTACAGGTATTACAATAGCCAGAGTTTCTAGGGAAAATAAATGGTATATTACTTCTTATAAGAAAAAGATTAACACCGCTGAACTCATAGACCATATATTCTACCTCTACAACCTTTATAAACCACAAATGATAGGGCTAGAACAGACTACTTTCACTTTGGCTATAGAACCATTTTTAAACGAAGAGAAACGGAAAAGAGATACATTCTTTACTATATTCCCATTAAAGCACAACGGAAGAAACAAAGAAACTAGAATAAGAGGGTTAATCCCCAGATATGAAAGTAAATCTATATTCCATGTGGGAGATTGTTCTTCGCTGGAAGACGAAATGCGTGTCTTTCCAAGATGAAATCACGATGATGTTCTCGATAGTTTATGATATATAGAACAAATGGCATATCCACCATCTACACTAGCATCTCAAGGATATACTTCACTAAAAGATGTACCTCAATACAGGAAAAATCTCTTAACAGGTGTCATAGAATACAGTTAGCTTTTTATTTACTTTCCATATAATTAAAATATGAAAAAACCTCCACTTGAATTGAAAGACCCAAAGGTCGAAAACAACTTTGTAACAAAAGAAGACCAATCCATTATAGATTTTGTAAATGGTCGCTGTCGTGAGATGATTATGGCTCGTCATGTCGTGGATAAAAACTGGACACTTTATCAAGCCCAATTAGAGGCTATTTGGCAACCTTATCCCGATGGTAGGTCGTCTTTTGCAATCCCGATGACTCGTGCTTTAGTAGAAAGAGGTATTGCAGAGGAAATTCGTATTCCTATTACTCGGATTATCAAGGCAGAACGAAACGATTATCAAGATAGAGCAACAGCTTATGAAGAAGTCCGAAATTATGTAGGTCGAGTAAATCATTTTGACTGGGAGATTTTAAAGAACGCTTACACTTGTTGGACTTACGGAACTTCTATTCTCTATACTCATTTTGAGCGTACAATTAAAGAACAATACGAGGCTTCATTCTCCGCCCTAGATGATATAGACTACAAAAAGAAATACGTCATTCAGAATGGAATACTTTTAGAAGATTTTAATATCAATAACTTCTATCCCGACAACAGAGTTATAGAATGGGCTGATGCTGTCGATTGTTATGCTGAACAGATTGTACCTTATGATACTTTCCTTGAATTACAGAACCAAAAGATTTACAAAAACATAGACAAAGTTCAACCCGCTACTTATTACGCAAGCAACAACACAAACAACTATTCTCAAGAAGAAAGGTCTAAAACTGGTAAGTATGTGCATATAAAAAACTACTGGAATACTGCTAAGGATATGTATGTCGCTATTGCCAACAATACAACGGTAATTCGATGCCACCCTATTTGGACTACTAAAAAAGGAGCTAAGTGCCTTCCATTCACGATGCGTAGTCTTGGATTTAATCAGCGTTCTCTGTGGGGAGTTGGTATGGGGTATTACGGACAACAGCTCCAAAGCAACATGAATGACATCTCTGAAATGATTTTTGACTGAGTTCGTAGGTCTACTGAGGAGACTATGATTTTCGGTAATAACATCGACATAGAGGGACAGAAAATAGTCTATGGAAATCGTATTTTAAAAGCAAATGGTATATTGAATTGAAATATAGACAGATATTCAGGAACACCACCTAATCAAGCTATATTCGAGGCTCGTGATATGCTCCTGCGAGACATTAACAGATTTATCGGTCTTGACCTTGAGAACTTAGTCGCTGATGCTTCAACTGCTTTCCAAGCTAATTTAATTGCAGAAAGCCAACAGAAACAAGTTAATGTCTGGCTTAAAAATCGTGATATGGCTATGGAAGATGTCGAAGATAAACTTAAGGACTTAATCCAAAACTATTTCCCTCTCGATGTACCTTATCGAATAGTAGACAGTCTTACTAACTTAGAACCAGAAATCCCATCTATCGAAGTAGTCGGTAAGAAATACGATAAAAGAAGTCGTAGATTTAGTACCACAAAAAACAAAGGAGCTAAATCAGTGATTGATATTGACCAAGACATGCTCAAAGGGGATTACTATGTCGATGTCACTACTAATACAAGTGAAATTGCTAGTGCAGCAATCCGACAAGACCAAATCCTCAAGTATGTCAGTGCTATTTGACCTGTTATACAAAACTACATGCTTGCACAACAAGCTGGTCAAGAGAATTTAATTTCAGTCGAACAAACAATGTGAGAACTTGCTCGTGCTTACAATGTACCGCAAAAAGACTCTACAAGAGAAGTAGAACTCAAAGACAAGGCAGAAGAAGTAAAAGCTAAACTTACAGCACTCGCACAATCACAAGGTGCTAATTTACCTCCTAATCCTACAAATGTACCGACTTGAACCCCTCCGCCAATCGCTTAATCCTATCATTGAATCATTCAACGAATACGGAATTGATGCAAACGATATAGAACTAATCGTACCTGCAATTCCTGCGATTATAAAGATGCTCCAAAATGCTAAACTCGATAATAAGCTCGGACTTTTAACTGGAGAATTTAGAGGTAAAGAAAACGATGTCTATATCCGAGAAGAATGCCTCATAGATTTACAAGAATATTTCAAGACTCTTCCTGAAAAACTAGAACAGGCTAGAGCTAAGAAAATTATAAAAGAAGCAGAAAACCAAATAAGTAAAGAGAGTTAGTAAGATTTTGTCGTAAATACGATATAATACATATAAGGCACTACCTAGTAGTAAACCCTTATTTTTTAATAGACCTCGCTTATGAGCGACAACTCTACTGTCACAGATGAAGAGGCTGTAAAAACCCCTCCAGTGATTGAGCTTTCATCCATTACGGATGATGACGCTCGTGCTCTCGCAAAAAGATACGCTGAACAAGAGCGTTGAAAACTGACGGAATCAGTGCGTAACACACTCGCTACTTTCGCTCGTGACCCAGTAAAAGGGTTAGAGATGATGGATAGCATAGACCCTAATGTTTCTAAGAGAGTGTTGAAGGATTTATGAGTCGGTTCAGTGGAGGAATTGGCTAAAAAGACAGAGTGACTCTCGGAAGAGAAAATCACTTCTATCATAGAAGCAAAACTCAAAGAAACATCTGTTCGTGATGTGAAAACATCTATCGAAACAAAGATGTCTCAACTCCCTGAATCAATAAGGGAATTGGCTAAAGCAGAATTTACAGATTTAACTGAATGACGGTCTCTCTCACCAGAGAAGCTCGAAGCGATGGCTGAAAAAGCTGTCAATCTCGCACGCGTACAATCAGGTACATTTGAAAAAACAGCTAAACTCAATTGGTCTTCTCAGAATGTATCATCAGTAGAATCTCCTCAATGAAGTGATTTTCTACAAAATACTAATCATCCTTTCTTCTCTAAATTTAAACAATAATCTATGAATAAAATTCATCACAAAACTCTAGAAGCACAGAAACGAAGAGAAGCAGAAGCTAACGCAGATGTAACTCAAGTTATTGCTCCTACTGAAGTTGCACCTGATACAAAAGTATTAGTAGATAAAGATTTCCTTGATAGACAAAATGCTATTATCGAATCATTGGCTCTCCGCATGGCTCAATTCGAGTCTACAGCGAACGCACCAAAGAAAGCCGATATAAGCAAAAGTAAAATATACGAATGACCCCTTACACTTTCATATTATCTCTTTAATAAGAATAACAAAAAAGTACCTATCGTGGACTACCATTCTGAAAAGAAACATGAACAGTATTCAGGAATGTCATTCAAAAATGTTTACGGTCAAATAGAAAGCAATCAAATTATAGTTGTGACACTTGCAGACGGAGACACAAAAGAAGTCGATTCTCTCTATCTCGCAGAGGCAGAGGCAAGTGAACCACAAGTACCTAAATTTGTTATTGATAAACAGGGAATGAAGTTCCCTTGAAATTCAGAGTCAATATGGGCAATAGATGACCAGAAGAGACGAAACTTTCTTCGACAAATCTCTGCATTCGTATTCGACTGGAATGGACAGGAAATCACAATCCCTATGAATCTCATAGCTTCTACAAAAACTCAACTTATCGAATCTTAATCTCTCTATTATGTATCTAGGCGAAAAAGAAATAGTATCAACTCTTGATACAACAGTTACTTTCAAAGGTGGTAAAAAACAGGAATTAACTCTGAATGAAAAGGCACTCCTCTTAACAGAAGAACCTCTCACTCAAGAAGAGTTCCAAGAAAGGAAGTTCATGGCAGTAATGACTCTTTTGTCTGAATGCTATGACACTCTTAACCTCTCGTATGCTGAGTTCGCAGAAGGTGTAAGACGATTCGATGCTTCTTTCATGAAACAAAGAAATCTCGCTATCGTCAATGCTCTCGGAATAAAAGTAAATGAAGGTCAAGACCCTACTGACATATCTCTTATAACTTATAAAGATATGCTCAGGTTCCAACCTAAAAAGTAATTCTATTTCTACAACGAATGTGTCCTCTGATGAGGACTTTTTTCGTGTATTTATTTATTTTATTTTAATTTTATGGCTAACTTCAATCCTGTTACCCCAATCGGTACAGTAAACACAGTCGGCAACACAGGTTTCCGCCCTTTCGATGGGGAATGGACACTTCGTGATGCTCAGGTCAAGGAATCTACCGCTTATGCAGGTCAAATTGCTATGCGATGGGAAATTGCAACTAACGATGTTACAGGTAAGCTCGTAGCTGGTTCTACTAACTCTGGTGTGAACTCTACTGGTGCTGACTTCTTCGGTATTCTCGTTGCTCCTATTCGTTCTACAGATACAGATTATGCAACTGCTTTCAAGAAAAAGACATTCTACGTTCCAGTAGGTACTCGTTCACGAGCATACGCTACTATTGGTACTGGTACATTTACTCCAGCTGATGTAGGTAAAACTGTCGCAATCCACTCTGACGCTGCTTCTATCGCTATTGATACGAAAGGTCTCGGTTGTCGTGTAGTTGCTTATGTAGATTCTACAACTGCTGTTGTTGAGTTCTCTTGTCCTACTACTCTCACTGCTTAATTCTCTAACCTACTAAATTATGACCGCTAATAGCTATTCTGGTAATATTAATACCTTACCAGAACTCGTAGATGTCGTGAATCGTACATTCCGACCTTACCAAGAATCATACAAGGGAGTTTTTCAGAATGCTAATTTTGTCATCAAAGATGCAAAAGGTCGCAACACTGGTAACTCTACTCTCTATGCTGAAAGAATCATCACTAACCGATACGCAGGTATCCGTGTAGATGGTGACCTTACTCCTATCTCTCCTCTCCAGTATGGTTATGAGAAACCTCTGATTGTAAACTCAATCACTCAGGCTATCAATATCTCATACGGACTTCACACATTCGGAAGACTCAATGACAGTCTCGACCAAATGCAAATGCTCATTGAATGACCTATGCAGAAACTCGAAATTGACCTTGCTAACCGATTTACTTACGCTTGGGACACTTCATATACAGACAATCGTGGAAACACTATTGATACTACTATGGGTGACGGTCTCGCTAAAATCTCTACTGTTCATACAGTCACAGGTTCTAGTTCTACTTTCTCAAATCAAGTAGCTGCTAACCCTGCTTTCTCTAAAGGCTCACTCGTAGCTGCTAAGAAAATAGGTCAGCGTGGTACTATCGACAATCTCGGTGTCAATACTCCATTTATCCCAGATGTAATTATTACTTCAGATGATGAAGATACAGTTCTTGCTGTCAAGGAACTCCTTAACGCAACTGCTGATGTTACATCTACAAATGCTAACACATACAACAACTATACAAATGCGACATATACTCACATTTCGTCTGCTCTTGTTTGTACTAGCTCAAATGGTGTCCGTGATACAACAAAAGAAAAATATTGGTTCCTTGTAGACTCAAAACTCTCAAGCCTTTACCTCACAGTTGTTTCACAGCCTTACTACACAACTCCTACTCCATCTTCAAATGGTGTTGAACCTCTCTCTGGTTCTTGGTTGTTTACTTCAGGTATGGATTACGGTATCTGTGAAGTATCTGCTCGTGGAACTGTTGGTTCTAAGGGTACAGGTGCTTAATATTATTCTTAATCTTTAATTTATGGCTCAAGGTCTATACTCCGATAATCTCGGACTCTGAACAATCACCTTTGATGTCACTTCTTCAGACATTACTACTTCTCTTACTAACAAACTTCTTGTTATCGGAACTGGTGTTGTCGTAGAAGATGTCATCGTTGAGACAGATGCTACTGGTCTTGCTGGTGCTACTCTCTTCCAAGTGAAGAAAGATGATGCTATCGGTAATTCTATTATCTTTTCTCAAGCGGTTGCAAACCTCGGTGCTAATGCTACTTATGACCTCTCTACTGCTACGATTAAAAATCGTTCTGTTGTAGTTGGTGGTAAATACATTGGTGTCCTCGGTACTGCTTCTGCTGGTACAGGTGCTGGTGTAGCTCGTGTTACTGTCAAATTCAGACGAATGGACGCAACATCAACTATACAGGCTGTGTAACTCTTAACTACTCCTCTCCTCTCTTCGGAGGGGGGTAGGACTAGATTTATAACTAATAAAATTTATGTCTCTCGCCCATACCATTGTCTACGATATAACAAGTCAAACACCAGTCGCTAATGCTGTGCTTGCTTGTACATTATCAGATGGATTCAGAAATCAGGTCGTAACTCTCGTGCCTGCTGGTACTGTTTCTATGACTTTCAAATTCGCTGCTTCTGACCAAGATACTCAACCAGACTTCGCTGCTACTTCTACTGCTACAAACCAATGGCAATATATAGATGTCATTGACCTTGCTGACGGCTCATCTATTGATGGTGCCACAGGCGTTGCTCTCACTACTACAGCCACAAGACGACTAGAATACAATTCTAATGTCTCAAAATGGATAGGAATTGTTTGTACAGCATATGCGACAGGAACTATCGCAGGAAAAATCGCATTGTCCACAAACCAATAGTAATTCTTAATTTAACACTATGTCTAAAAAGAAAATAATCGACTCAGAACCCGTTGAAACTACCACAAAGGTAGAAACCCCTATTGAAGTAATAATCGAAGCTCCTACGCTCTCAGAAAGCGAACAAATCGTAGAAGGAAACAAAGAACTCGAACAGCTCAAAAAAGATGTTGCTCAGTCTCGTGCTGGTTTCGTAGAACAAACAGACAAACAAATAGCTAAAATCAAAGAACTCGATGAAACTATCGCTTCTAAACAAGCTAAGATTGACGAGTATAATGCTATTATCGAATCCATACCAGAAGCTCAAAAGAAGCTGTCAGATGCTCGTAATCAAGCAACTATCTTAATTTCTCAAGCTGAAACTTCTCTCAAGGAAATAGAAAAGAGAGAATCTACGCTCGCTAAAGCAACTGCTGAACTCGCTAAACAAAAATCTGAACTCGATGATACTAACTCTGCACAAGAAGCTCGCTCTGCTCTAATAGATGCTCGTGAAAAGGAATTGAAGGAAAGAGAAAAGGCAACAGATGGATTGAAAAAAGCTCTAGGAATTAAATAATATCAAATGGCAAGAACCGCAAATCAATTAAAATTTGCTACGTTCGCTAACTTTCCTGCTGTTGGTGGGACAGGTATTTTATATATTGCCACTGATACAAACACTATTTATAGATGGACTGGTTCTGCTTATGTAATGGTATGAGATGGTACATGAACTTGAACTGTCACTCAAATAAACACTGCTTGACTACTCTCTGGATGACCTATCACCTCAACAGGTACGATAACAACCTCAATGGCTACCAATAAATTGGCTGGTCGTTGAACTGCATGAACAGGAGTAATGGAAGAGATAACGTTAGGGACAGGATTATCACTTACAGGGAATACCTTAAACGCTAGTGGTGGGATAGACTGAACTCTTGTAGCAAATAGGCTCGTACTCTCTCTTGACACTGACACTATAACGACTGACTCTGCTTTTGTCTCTGACTCTACCAACGACAGAATAGGTATTCAGGCTGCAACACCACAAGTCCCACTACATGTTGTTTCTGCGACTGGTACAACACTTAATAACGTAACTGTTGGTAACGCCTCTCTAGTAGCTGAAACTCTCCCAAATATCCCCACTGGTTCTATTACTCAAATTGTAGAACCTGCTGCATGAAGCGGTGGCTCTGCAAGCTATGTAAACGGAGGAAGTGGTACAGCAATCACAGCAAATGGTTCTTCTTATGATTTCCGAATATCACCTTGTCTTTATGTAGCTTCACTTGGTACTTTCTATCGTTCTCAGTTTTACGAAACTGTTAGTGCTGGAACTGACCCAAATGATAGTCAATGATACGACATATCTCTCAGTTGGTGAACTGTTACTATATCAGGCGAGTCTGTGTACTATTTCGTAGAATACGATATAAATGGATGAGGTAGCTGGCAACCTATTGGACTCTATCCCACAACAAGCGAACTTCTAACCAATCTTTCTGGTAGTAATTCCACAACACCTTTTCCAACATACTACAATAACACACCATGAAGCCCTCCTACTGCCTTTACTGGTGGTTCAGCAAGCGGGCAAGATGTAGGTTATGGTGCTTTTTATGAAATACCTATTACAGTTTTAATGGAAGTAGACTCTGTACTGAATATAGGCGGTACTGATTATGTATCTGGCTCTCCTGCTTCTGGCTCGTTCGATGATACATGAATGGGTACTTATAACCCTGAAATTAGCTGGACTGATAACTGAGGTGCTACAAACGCTATCGCTCGTGTCTCTCAGGATAATGGTTCTACATGGATATATCAATATGTAGGTTCAACAACTTCTCCTTATAGATTTACCTCTACTTCAAATGATACTGCCGCAGAAGCACGATGGTGACAAACTTATTCAGGTGGGGTGGTAAATTATTACTTCACTCCGCACGGTCAAGGTTCTGCACCGTCTGGCTCAACTGTTTATAGCGTAGCGGGTACACAATATAGCACCGCTTTACCCGCTGACTCTCAAAACTATATTTTTAAACATATTTTCACTGGTAATACTTTGGGAAAGACTTTGGAAAACCAAATAAATTCTTACGGACAGTCATACGTTAGTGGAGAGTTTTATGATGTAGGATATACAACATGGTCTAGCGGCATAACAGTTACACCACAGTCATATGGATTTACTGGTACAGCACAGAACAGAGATTATAAGATTTACTCAAGTGGTTCTGGTATTTATTCAATTATACCTTACACAGCCTCGACAACTTCTGGCTCTGGTTCAAAATCTGTCTCACTTTCGTGGACACTCCCAAGCGGTATAACAACAGTAAAGATTTTACGTCAAGTTAATGGCGGTGGCTATACAGTGTCTAAAACAATATCAGGAACTTCAACAACTGACGATACAACTGACAACTCATGGAATGGTAACACAACAGTCACTCCTACCTCGATTGTCTGAGGTACAGCACGTTTTGATAAAGCTCTTACGACTCTAACAGACGAATGACAATTACTTATTGTTGAAAGCGGTAACACAGGAACAAGGTATTCTAAAATGTCTTTTGGTATTGCAACAAGTTCTAGTGCCGCAGCTTCTTATCAGGCTCATATTTATTCTACTTCAAGTACAGGATATTTGAGCATGACGACTGGCAGATTAGAAGTATCATCTTCTCTTGGAGGTACAGCTAGCACAATGTTTGGAAACGCTAACATTATCAATAACAATAGTTCTTCTTCACAACATTTTCAAGTAAAAGGTGCTAATGATGCAAGTCTTATCAATACTCGTTCGGACATGGACACTGTATGATTCTGACAAGCTATCGGAAGTGACCAACAGACAACAGTACAAATACAACCTGCACGTTCTAGTGATGCTGGTCTCGTAATGAAATGACACGCTTCCCAAAGTGACTCATCTACAATTATTCGTACTCAAACCTCTGCTGGAACATACACAGGAGAAATTACAGTAGGTGGGTGGATGAGAACATCGACTGGTGCGGTAGGAAATCCTGCTCATTCTTGCAGAAGCGATACAAATACAGGTTTATATTTTCCTGCAAGTGATGTAATGGGTAGCGTAGCTGGATGAGTAGAGCAAAATCGTGTAGATACTGGCGGTACTCGTATTCGATGAGGAACAGCCTCTAGTACGTTTGCTCGTGTCTCTGGTACTCTTACAGCTAGTACAACTGCGGTGGGTAACGTAGGAACAGGTGAAGATAACCTCATTACATATACAGTTCCTGGAAATCTTCTTACAGTCAATTTAGATAGAATAAAATTTACATCTGCTGGTACTTTCGCTGCTAACATAAATAACAAACGTATACGAGTCTACTTTGGTACGACTGTACTTTTAGACACAACAGCTCTTGCACTAAACGGAGGAGATTGGGCTATTGATTGAGAAGTTATCAGAACAGGTGCAGCAACTCAAAAAGCATGGTGTAGATTTTCTTCATCAAATACTTTACTTACATCATTAGTAGATTATACTGCTCCTACGATGACTCTCTCCTCAAATCAAACATTCAAACTTACAGGAGAAGCAACAAGTAATAACGACATATCACAGGAGCTTTTAACTATTGATTACTGTCCATCTAACTAATATGGCTCTCTCTAAAACACTCGCATACAAAGGTCACGACTACTCCTACTGGGTAATAGGTGCTAAAGAGTACGATAAAAAAACAAACAGGACACGTTTTGCTCTTTGGGGCTATCGTGATAAAGAGGCACGAGAAGAAAACATAGAAAACTATATACCAGAATTTTCTAAAATATACGAAGTAGAGTGAGATAAAAGCACAGGAGAATGTTATGCAATCGCAAAACAATCTGTCATAAGTAAACAAATAACAAAGGTGTCAGAACCTGCGAAAACACGTGTAATTCAAGACGAAGAGGGCAAAGATATAGAGGAAATTATAGAACCTGAACAACCTGAACAGTTTGAAATGGTCGAACTAAATCCACTTGTTAATTCTTTAGATATTTAATATGAAACCTCAATACAGAGAACTCATTATATCTGCATTTAATACTTTTATATCTGCATTTCTCCTGACAATCCTTGCGATGCCTATTGATTTTGAAAACCTAACAAGGGGTACACTAATCGCTCTTGCCCTCACAGGTGCTAGAGCATGAGTAAAAGCAGTACAGCAATACATAGCTTCAAAAGTGTAATATGAACCTCCTCGATGTTAAATATAAGTTTCTCATAGCAGTATTTATACTTTGAATACCTGTATATTTAGGAGATGCACTACTAACAAGAGGTAACATACCTTTATGCGGTCTATTCTCCTCTCTGATGATACTAGACATGGGGCTAATAGTTCTTTTCTATGGTCTTATGGTTCTGGCAGTACACCAATCTAAGCTACAAGTATACCTCACACTCTCTAATATATTGTGTATTTCTTTTGCTTTCTCCTATCTCATAAATCATTTTCCAAATGGATTATAAAGCACTCATAGAGGGTCTGATGATGGGCTACGCAATATGAATTGTTACAGGTCTTGTACTTAATCAAAACTGACTTACAACAGAAAAAGTTGCTTCACTCGTCATCTGACTCTTCTGGCTTCTTTTTCATATATACACAATAATCTCTTGAGGTTCTGTACCTAACATTTTCGATATAGTCTGAGCTGGTGCAACCGCTTCTTTTGCCTGATTAAATCTTTCTACTATTCTTAAATCATTCAAAGGTAATGCGTAAACTTATATTTCATTCACGACTCATAGAACCAGCTCTTTGGTGGCTTTTCGATATAGTAGTTGGTGGTATGTTAGTTTGGTCAATAATCCGAATAGTTGCTCATTTCTGTATTTAGATATAATTATCCTATGGATATTCGAAGACTCATATTTGAAATTATAGCCCTCGTAGGCTTCCTCGCTTTATGTTACTTCTATTTCCACAGACAGGAAATTGTAAGTGTAGCGGTTGCAGATTACCTTGAAACACACGATTTTATTCCTATTAAATAATTATGAAAATGAAACCAGTTAAGAAAGGAACTTGAACCTATACACTCGTTCCAAAGAAAATGAATGGGAAGAAAACTAAATACTTAGTTAAAAAATAATGGAAACTGTATTCCTCTTTGCAGACCAAATAGAGCCACCTGAAACAGAAACAGACCCACTTGTTTCCAACTATGAAGATATGGTCTCGGCTATAATACAATGAATACCTGACCCTAGACTATATGAACCCGACAATACGAGAGATTAGAGATAGACTGACTCGATGAGAGTCATTGTCTTTTATTTCGCTCAAAACCTGAGTACCAGAAGACTGGATAAAAAAATGTTTTAAATTATGAACCATACACTCGACCTCGACCAACTCAAAGGCACAGAGTTTCTAGCATGAGGGTTCTCTCTTCTCGGAGATATAGATTTCCTCCTAGAAAACTCTCAGACCTGACCTGACCTCTATAAATACAATCAGAATGAGTTTGCTCAGGATTACTGATATAACCTTTGCACTCTATATTGATTTTTCCGAAGACTCTCGACTTTAATCGGCAGGGAATTAACTCCAGAAGAACGCAGAGCAATGTGCGAGGAACGAATTAAATTACGGTTCGATAAAAATGTCGGAGGCTATGTAGTAGACTGAGCCGATACCGTTCGCCACTGGCATAATAACTTATTCCCAAACGACCCTATCTTTTCAATTACGATAGACAACGAAGACCCTATACGACTTAAGTTCTTTCAAAAGGCTATTACGATTACTTCTTCGTTTCGTGCTAACGCTCAGTATAATCTCGATATTAAAGATGGAATCCTGAACAACCTCGATTACGGAAGACCTACTTATGGACACTGTGTGGGGTATCATCAGCTTATTAAGGAAGACAACTATCTAAACGAATATTCTTTCCGAAAAGTAGACGACTACTACGAACTTCTTAAGAAAAGTCTAGAAGGAAAGACCTCTATTGCTCTTTTTAAAGTCTCACAGCTCACAGAAACAGGTAAACTTATCTTATGAGCCATGAAGCTCGGAATGACGACCTGAGAGCGTTTAAATGAACTCTGTACACGATTTGAGTTCTCTAGGTTCGTTCTTAAAAAATATCCAGTAGACGAGAAACTCATTTGGAACAAAAAGAACCCTAATCTTCCTATCAGTCTATACGAAAGTTCAATAATGCTCCACAACGCCACTGATAAGAGGTTTCCTATTTACTTAGGTACGGATAGGAATAAGCAGATAATTCGTAGGGATTCTATATTGCTAGTGATGAAAGATTTAGTATAATTCTATTACATCGGAATATAAAAGGAACCGATGTAAGGACAGAAGCCCCAGTAATGGGGCTTTTTCTTGCAAAAATAGAAATATCCCTATAATGTTTAGGAAGTAGATTAAATGAATTTGAAAATTAATATCCGTTGTGTGGGTCAAGTTCTACTTCAAATTCAGCTTGTCCCACAGAGCGGTTATTTTTTATGAAAGATATACCTTGATACGAGTGACGGTACGCTATTACTGAGCATGGTTGAGTTTGGACTCATCCAAAACGAGGAATGAAGGGGAAATTTATGAAGACTAGGGTAAATAATATGTGATACGGAACAGTTCATTTAACTATGAATGGTAAGAGTACGGGCAAATTATTGCATAGATTGTTAGCTCTCACATATATTCCAAATCCAGATAATAAACCAGATATTAACCATAAAAACGGTAAAAAACTAGATAATCGAGTAGAAAATCTTGAGTGGTGTACCCGTTCTGAAAACTCTCTGCATTATCATAGAGAGTTGAAAGCAAAGAAGATTTATAAAAGAATAAAAAACTCCGATAAGACACCATATGTAGTCAAAGAGTTTACTTTATCACTACTTGGAAGTAGTTTAGATTGCTATGAAGTAGGGAGAAATAAAAAGATTGACAAAGTATTGACTTATGATTTATAGTATGTTACTATGTGAGCAACTTCGGTAAACGACAAGTTCTAATCAACGCCAAAGGCAACGAGCAGAACACCGCCACCGCAGTTAAAACCCCTTATTTCCTTTTCCTTTTTTTATGAAAGCAATACTCGCTATCATTATCCTGACATCAGCAATATCATCGTTCGCAGATGAAGTCCATTATTTCACAATTAGACGTGAATGAATGGTCTGTGCAGTCGATGTTCATGTCCGCTCTTCTTGAGTAATCAAGACTTCTACATTTTGTTACAAGAAATAATATGTACGAACTCCTTACCTACATTTGATTTGTAATAGGCTTCCTATTTGCTCTATGAGGCGTTATCGCTCTCATTCTTTTATTTTTTTCTTTTTTTAACTAATATGACAATTCCCCTTTACAAACTTGAAAAAGTCACTCGTGTCGAAGTTATCGACCACTCTGAAAATGCTAAAACATTCGGAAGAGCATTTGTAAAAATGGACTGCTCAAACGTAGAGCTTTCTCTCCAAGATGATGCTAGAACTCTTAAAATCTTCATAAAATAATATGTACCCTAAATACAAACACCTTACTCCTCAATGGCTCTCTAAACAAAAGAAAATGCTTCTTGTAGCAGTAAACTACTTCTCTGACAAAGGTAACGATACCATGCTAGGTAAATGCCTTGATAGAATAGAGAAATATCAGAGGATGCTCGATGCTTCTAAAACTAAATATTAAATTATG